CGGGCAGCGCCAGCAGACGCTCGCCGGCCAGAACCAGCAGTACACCCAGGGCTTTCAGCAGCAGCAGTTTGCTGCTCAGCAACAGCAGTTGCAGCAGCAGAACGCACTGGCGTACCTGGGCCAGCTCAGCCAGTTGCGCGGCCCGGCCGACTGGGCCAAGTACCAGCAGGTACTCGGCTCGACGCCGCAGGGCATGCGCGACCTGTACGCCGCGGCTATGGGCCAGTACACGCCCGGCGGCGGAGCGACGACCGGCTACCAGCCTCAGGCGGCCAACCTGAACACCATGCAGCAGCAGATCGCCGGCCAGTACGGGCAGCAGCAGCCTGGCAACGCGCAGTGGTATAGCCAGCCGGGCTTCGGTCAGGGTGAGCAGCGTGGCGCCAGCGGCGAGATCAACGCCCAGGGCCAGTTCGTGGCCAATCCAGCTATGGCGCAGCGTGGCCCGGCCTGGGGCAGCGGCATCGGCGTCGGGCAGCAGGGCGCGACCGCTGACCAGCAGGTACAGGCCACCGGCAACGGCACCAACATGTACGGCGGCCAGCAGCAGCAGTACAACCTGCCGGCTCCCAACCAGATCGCGGCGCAGAGCTGGCAGAACATGGCGCCAAGCCAGCAGCAGATGCTGCTTGGCCAGTACGAAGCCAATGGTTGGGACAAGAACGACGTCCAGGCGCTCTACAACCAGAGCCTGCCCAAGTACGGCCAGAACTCGCCGGGTGCGGGAACGTGGCGTTTGCAATAAGGCGCCCGAGCCTGCGCTACTCACGTTTCCGCTACTGGTTCATCGTTCTGGCCGGCGTGGCCGGCGGCTACTGCGCGTGTGACGACATCCAGCGGAGGGCGCGCCGATGACGATGCTGCCGGATATCGACGAGCAAAGCTGGGATGAGTACCAGCGGCAGCAGTTGTCGCAGAACATCCAGCAGAAGATCGACGGCTTCAGCCTGCAGCAGGCTCTCGGCGAGAAGCTCAGCGGCATCCAGGGACTGCTGGGTGGCGCTCCTCCTGAGGCAACACCTCCGCCGCCTGCTCCTCCACCTCCGCCGCCAGAACCGGAGCCACTTCCGCCACCGCCTCCGCCTCCGCCGCCGGAGCCGCCGGCAGCGCCGGACCTGAGCCGTATCGGTGGTTGGGCCGCGCCGACTCCACCAGCCGCACCTCCACCACCACCAGCAGCTCCGGAGCCGATGCCCGAGGCAGCGCCGCCAACTGTTAGTCCTGTTCCTGCTCCGACACCGGAGCCCTCGAGCTTCCAGGCGACCGCCCCCAGTCCAGCGCAGTCTTCGAACCTGGACTCCTGGCGCGACGACGTCTGGAGCCAGGGCGTGGCTGCAGCCGCCGCTGCCGGCGGCGATGTGCAGGGCTTCGCCGACAACCTGTGGAACAGCTTGAAGAGCAGCGCGGGTGACGCCAACGAGGCGTTTTCACAGGGGCTGACCGCTGCCAGCCAGGCTGGCGTACAGGACCTGCAGAGCTTTGCCAACCAGTTCAATCCGACTCCGCCACCAGAACCTGCTGCTGGACCCTCCCCCAGCGGTGTCAGGCCAACGGGTACGCCGAATGTAGGCGGCGTGCCCGGTTGGCTATCCGATCTGATCAGCAGCAACGCCCCGCCCGAGCTCGCGAGCGATCCGGACTTCATCCGTACCGTGGCCGCCGGCGCCAAGGCCGAGAGCGGCTGGGACCCGAACGCGGTGCAGAAAGGTGGTGGCGGGCGCGGCCTGTTCCAGTTCGACCTGGGCGGCATGGGTAAGCCGTACGCCGACAACGAGCAGCAACTGCTCGGCGAAAGCGGCGCGCAACTGCAGGCGTCCCAGATCGTGCCGCTGTATGCCAGGGCGTACCAGAGCGCGCCCGAGGGGTTGAGCGGCGCCGAGAAAGCTTCCTGGGTCGCGGCCCAGGCAGAGCGTCCCTACCAGTACGACAACCCGCAGTCGGCCGCGCGGCGTAATTACGCTTCCGCGTACGGCGAGATTGGCGGAGCTGGTAGCGCCGCGGGCGCGTCGACTCAAGAACTGCTCAGTCGCACCGGTGGCTGGGCCCCGCCCGCGAAACAGGTATCCCAGTTCGGCGACTCACAACTGTCGGCTGACGAGGCGTATGCCGCCTGCGGCCCGGCCGCCGCAGTGCGCTTTGCACAGGCGTTCGGCAGGAATCCCACCTTGCGCGAGGCGACCGACCTGGCCAGTTCCGTCGGCTGGACGTCGGCTCAGGGCATGGCCGGCATCGGCTCCGAGCAGCAGCTCATGGAGAAGCTGGGCATCCCGACAAAACTGGTGGGCGCCGACGTGCAGGCTATGGCACGCGAGGCCTCGACCGGCAACCCGGTGACCATCAGCACGCCCGGCCACTATTTCTTCGCCGATAACTACGACCAGAACACGGGCGCGTTTCACGTCGGCCAGTCAGGCCTCGATCTGCGTGGCGGCTCCGAGTGGATGACGCCAGCACAGATGGAAGCGCGCATGGGCCGTATCCAGGGTGCGCTGTTCGCCGACAACCCGCAGGTACCGGCCAGAAGCACGGCTCAGATGCTGCCCGGCGTGCAGGGGCTGGCCGACCTGGCCAGTGGCGCCGGCGACATTCTGGGCAACGCGGTGCAGTCTGTACCCGACACGATCCAGGCGCATATCCCGTCCGCGCCGGCTGCGGCCGAAGAAGCCCAGCCGCAGAGCCCGGTGGATCGGCTCAAGAGCGCGTTTTCCGACTTCATCGACTCGGTCGGCGGCGCGAAGGATCAGGCCGCCAGCGCGCTCAGCCAGGTGCCGGACGTGAGCGCGCCGGGCATCGTCGCGGCCGGCACCACCGGTATCCCGCAGGAGGTCGGTACTGCCTTCGGTCAGAGCGCCCAGGAGCGCCTGCAGGGCATTCAGTCGCCGGACACCGGTACGCCGCTGGACGCGCTCGGCACCGGCGCGTCGATCGTCGGCACCGGCGTCAAGACTGCACTGGACGTGGTCAACGAGCTGTCGCCGTTTACCCACGCTTCGCGCCTGTACGAGGGCCTCTCGGGCGACATCCGCCGCGACCCCGAGTACAACGCCCAGTTGCAGCGGCTGCAGGACCTGCAGGGCCAGCTCTACGCCGCGGGCAGCGGCGCCGAGCAGGACGCGATCCGTCAGGAGATGCGCGATACGCAGGCGGCTGCCGATCAGCGCAAGGCCGAGGTCTTCGTGGGCGGCGGCGGCACTGACCTCGAGTCTGTGTATCGCCGCGGCCTGGCATCACCCGATCGAGAATCTGCCGAGCTTGTGGGCAACCTGGCAGCTCTGCCCGTTGCCGGGCTCGAGACTGCCGAGGCGGCGCCAGGATTGGTGCGCGCGGGTGCGCAGGCGCTCGATCCGCTCGGGACTGCGATACGCGGCGCGGGCGCTATCGCCCGGCCGGTCGCCGGCGCGGCGCAAGCAGGCAGTGCCGGCACCGAGCTGGCGGCTCGGCTGGGGTTGGACGTCGCGGGCGGCGCTGCTGGCTGGCAGAGCACGCCCGAGGGCGCCTCGCCCCAGGAGCGGCTGCTGCGCACTGCTGCCGGCGCAGCCGCTGGCGAGGCTGGCTTCCGCGGCGCGCGCTGGGCCGTCACGCCGCGCGGCGCCGAGCTGGCGAAAACGGCGTACCCCGAGCTCGACAAGATCACCAACATGTACCGCACCATCGACGCGCGTCCGTCGCCGGTCAGCGAGGTCGCCGATAAGGCGGCCGACTTCTTCGGTCTGGGTGGGCGCACCGGCGTCCTCGACAGGGCCGCGGCGGATCGCTTCGCCTACATCAACCAGATGACCGGGCGAGCTAAGGAGGCGCTCGGCTCGTCGTTCACACCCGAGATGGACGCCGAAGCGCTGGTGGCGGCCTACGCCGGCAAGGGAGCGCGCGCGCTGCAGCGTATTAAGGATGACGTCACCCCTGCCCTGGACATCGTGCGCAAGGGTCCGGGCGGCGAAGCTGACCTCGAGCACCTGAATACGTACCGCAAGCTGCAGCGCGACGTGGAGGTGGCCAACCTGTACGGCGGTACGCGCCAGGCTTCGGGCGGCGTGACCAGCGCGGCCGACGCGCAGGCGCGACTGCAGGATCTCGAGGCGCTCGTCGGAACCGATCGCTTCGGAGCCATCGAACGGGCCGACCAGATGCTCAACAAGGCTACCGAGGGCTTACTGCTGGATCGCGTCAAGGCCGGCATGGTCGACCCCGACCTGGCCACGCGACTGATCGCCGAGCAGCCCCACTACAACCCGACGGTGTTCATGAAGCACCTCGACGCCGGCGACGGCGGCATCAGCAGCGGCGGCGATCGTCTGGTGAACGTCAACAACCTGCTGCGCCGACTGGGCGAAGAGGGCTCCGTCGACGACACCGAGCAGCCCATCCGCTCGCTGGTGCGCCACTTCGTGCAGAACGACGTGCTGAACAACCGTAACGACGTGGCGAAGTCGATCATCGAGGCCGCCCAGAACGATCCGCAACTGCTCGATCCCAAGACCGGCAAGTCCATCGTGCAGCGCGTCAATCCGATGCGCGTCGTCACCGGACCAGAAGTCAGCGGCCCCGGCGGCGCGCCGCTGAGCAAACTGCTGGGTGGACCCACCGGTGTCGCCAGCGTGCTCGAGCGCAAGTTCGGCGACCAGAAAGACCTGGTCAGCCTGTACGAAAACGGCCAGCGGGTGTACTACAAGGCCCCCGAAGAGCTCCGCAAGGTGATGCTCGGCCTCGACGGCGCACCACCGGGCGTCATCGGCAACGTCTTCAAGGCGCTGAACGCGCCGCTGCGCTGGGGCGCGACAGCTGCCAGCCCGCCGTTTCTGGTGACGAATGCGATTGCCGACGCGGTGACGACGTATCTGCGCGAGGGCGCCGGCACCGCGGCACGTATCCCGAAAGGCTGGTGGTCAGCCGCCAAGCAGGACGACCTGTACAAGGGGTATATGCGCGCCGGCGGCGGCATGGAGTCGCTCTTCCAGCGCTCGCCGCAGGATATCGACAAGCTCATCGAAGACACCGGTGGCCTGGTCGTCAAGGACCACGGCGACCTGACGCGGCTGATCGGCGATGCGCTCAAGCTGAAGTTCATCACTCGAGCGGGCGAGGTGATCGAGCAGGGACCGCACCTGGCCGCGTTCGAGCGCCACCTGGCCAGGGGCGAGTCGCCGGCGCAGGCGGCTACAGCCGGACGGCGCGCCACCGTGGACTTCTCGCGAGCGGGCGATGTACTGCGCGAGGCGAACATGGTGTCGCTGTTCCTGAACGCGCGCGCCCAGGGCAGCCTGAACATGGCGCGTACGTTGCGCGACAACCCCATCGGCACTGGCAAGCGGTTGGCTGGACTGGCCGGCATTAACGCCATCAACGACTACCGCAACCGTCAGCGACCCGAGTACTGGGACATCCCCGAGTACGAGCGCAAGGCGAACATGATCGTCATGCTCGGCGACGGGGAAAAGAACGACAACGGCATCGGCTACAAGAACATCCCGCGGCTGTCGATCCCACTCCGCGAGTGGGCGAGTTTCACTGACCCGCTCAACTACGGCCTCAGCCAGCTCGACCCGAACCCGGCCGCGCGCGACCCGCGTACCTTGCGCAACCTGGGCACCGACGAGGCCGGCAACGTGCTGCCGCTGCAGGGCAACGATCCTGGTTCGGCCGCGGCCACCTTGCTGCCGGCGCCGTTACGCTCGCCAGTCGAGATCCTGGCCAATCGCCGCTTCTACACCGGCCTACCGATCGTGCCGCGCGACAAAGAAGACCTGCCGCCGTCGCAGCAGTCCAACGAGCGCACCAGCGTGCTCAGCCGCAAGATCGGCGAGGAGCTGGGCATCTCGCCCATGCAGCTCGACTTCCTTATTAATGAGAACCTGGGCACGCTCGGCCGTACCGGGCTGGCGGCTGGCGACCAGCTCTCGGAGTGGCTCGGCACCTCGCCGTCGGACAAGCAACCGTCTCAGGGACCACCCGTCATCGGCGGTCTGGCTTCGGGCGTGCTGCGCAACTACGGCGGCCAGCTCGCTGCCGACAAGTACGACAAGCTCGACCAGAGCATGGGCAATTCGCAGGAGCCGATCGCCGACTCGATACGCCAACTGCCGGAGTACGCGACGGCCACGCGCGATCGTCAGGACAGCATGCTGAGGGTCGCGCAGCAGCAGCTCAGGTCACACTTTTCCGACCTGCTCGGCATTCCCCAGTCGACGACCGACGTGGGCCTGCCGCCGAAATACGTGGGCGTCACGGACAAGCAGAAAGAGCAGGACATCGACCAGGCACTGGCAAAGTACCGCGCGTGGGACACTGACCCGAAGAACAACGCCAAGCCATCCAGCGCGGATGTGAAGCTGGCGCTGACGTACGAGGACCAGGTGTCGGAGAAGTACCGCCTGGCGAAAGAGGCCATGGACAAGCGCAACGCAGCCATTCGCAAAACCGTCACCCAGCAGGCGCCGTAGGGGAGGTACGCCGTGGACCCAGAACAGCAACAGCAGCCACCCGCGCAGCAGCCCAGCGAGCTCGAGCAGGAGCGGCAGCGTCTGTATGCGGAAATCCAGCGGCTCAACGCGCTGTCGCAGCAGAAGGATCCGGACGGCACGGCGAGCGAAGCGGCGCTGCAGGCGAACAAGCGGCTCGAGAAGCTGAACGACGACTACCGCCAGATCCTGATCGCGCTCAAGCCCGCGGCGTCGGCGACCGGCACGATCAACGACGTCACGCGTGGCGACGGCTCGGTGTGGCGTATCGACGCCCAGGGCAAGCCAACGCAGGTCCTGGGGCCAGGCGGCAAAGCGCTCGGCAGCAACAACATCACCACCAACACCACCGACCAGTACGTGGTGAGCGTCGACCAGACCGACGGGCACCTGATCACGGTCAAGAACCCGAACTACGTCGCGCCCAAGCCCGGCCAGGTGTCGGCCAACACCAGCGACCCGTTCATCGTGCAGCAGAACCCGGACGGCACGCTGAACCCGGTCAAGAATCCGAACTACCAGCCCAAGCCGACGCAGGTCAGCGCCAACAGCACCGACCAGTTCATCGTCCAGACGATGCCGGACGGCACCATCCAGACGAACAAGAACCCCAACTACCAGCCGAAGACGCCGACGGTGGTGGGCGGCACGACCGGTACGGACCAGCAGTTCATCATCAAGCAGAACCCGGACGGCAGCACCACCCAGGTGCCCAATCCGAACTACGTGCCGAAGTCGCCGACGGGCGTCAGCACCAGTACGGATCAGCCGTTCATCGTGCGCCAGAAGCCGGACGGCACGATCGAAAACGTCCCGAATCCGAACTACCAGCCCAGGCCGTCCACGGTCACCACCAGCTCCGAGTCGCCGTTTATCGTCCAGCAGAAGCCCGACGGCACGATGTCGCAGGTGCCGAACCCGAACTACGTGCCGCCCAAGCCGACACAGGTCACCACCGGTGTTGACCAGCCCTTTGTCACCACGATGGGGCCGGACGGCAAGCTGGTCAGCCAGCCGAATCCGTCGTACCAGCCCAAGACGCTGGCCCAGGTCCAGGCGCGTATTGCCCAGATCAATCAGCTCGCCGCGGCCAAGAGCGTCGAGGTCCAGGGCAAGGTTGGCCAGGGCAACTACACCGCCGACAACGCGCTGGCTGACTTCAACGGCTGGTACGACAAGAACGTCGCCCCCGAGCTGGGCGCGCTCAAGGCGGCCCAGGACGACGCCGCCTTCCAGCGGCAGAAGGATGAGATGGCCGCGCGCACGTCGGCGTATACCGCCGCGAGCGGAGCCGGCAGGAACTACATCGATGCCTTCAACGCCGAGAAGACCAACCGCGTGGGGGCCGGCTTTGCCGATGCCGCGGCGCAGATTCGTCCTGGAGGCAAGCCGCTCAGCTCGGCCGACATCGCGGCCGCGGTGTCGTACCGTGCGCCGAACCCGACAGACATCGCTCCGCAAGCGGTCGACCAGGCGCTGAAGTACATCGATCCTCGAGCAGCTGCCGCGGCCGGTGCGCCGCCGCCAACAGTCCAGAACACCGACCCCGCGTACTGGCTGGATCGCACGCGCTACATGCCGCAAGGACCTCCGCCGGGTGCCCCTCCGGGCGGCCCGCCACCTCCCGTATTCGGCAACGCGCCTCCGCCGCAAGCCATGCCGACTGACGACTGGTTCGCCGAGTGGCAGAAGCGGCAGGCCGCCGACGCGGCGCTCCAGCAACAGCAAGCCCAGATTCAAATGCCGCCCCCGCCTCCGGCGCCGGTTCCGCCGCCGGGTGGCTATACCCCGCCAGGGGGGTCCTCGTACTCGTATCCCGTCGCGCCCTGGAATTTCGCGCCGGACTATGCCTACGCCGGATAGCGAGGTCGTATCATGCAGCCAACTGAACAACCAGATGCCCCTTCAGCGGGTGCGCAGGCGCCCGATGCAGCAGCGGCCGAGCCGGTTTCCGACGAGTCGCGTGAAGGGTCTTCGCCAGGCTGGTGGCAGCGACTCTTCAATCGCCGACCAGCACAGGAGACGCCGGACGCGGACGGGGAGCCCGAGGAAGCCAGCAGCGCGTCGAAGCCACTGACGCTGACCCAGGAGGAGCTAGATCGCCGAGTCCAGGCCGAAACAGATCGGCGAGAGGCACAGCGTGCTGCTCGAGCGCGTCAGGAAGAACGTCGCAAGCTCCGCGACGAAGACCCGTGGGCGTTCGCCGAGCAAGAGCGTCAGGCCGAAAAGGCTGCCGAACAGGACATGGGCCTGAGCAGCTTCTTCGCCAACGTGGGCCTCGAGCACGATCGCCACAGCATTGACCCGCTCATGGAGATGCTGCCGCAAGCTGAACGCAAGCGGATCATGGACATGGAAGGTGCGGGCAAGGGACTGGCCGGACGCAAGCTGATCGTTCAGGAAGCGCTCAAGAGCCTCGAAAAGCACTGGAAAACTGAAGGCGAGCGCGAGGCCGAGTCGAAGCTGCGGCGTAACCAGGCGTTCCGCAAGCAGATCCTGGCCGAGCAGCGTGGCAACTTCCAGGAACCGGAGTTGCTGCCCGCATTCAGTGGTTCCTCGACCGACCGCAAAGTTTCCGAAATCCTGCGCGGCTATTACGGGCTGCCAGGACCGAAACACAACAGCGCGGGCTGACCGAAGGGTGGCCCGCTGAGAGAGGGCCACTCCCATTGTCTAGACATCTCGATAGGTCAGGTCGTTCCAAATCTGGTAGATCACGATTGACGTGACGCCGAGTTGAGCGGCCATCTTGTGCGCCGATCCATTGCGGTTCGCACGTACCCAGTCAACCTGCGCAGCGTCGAGCTTGCGTTGCCCATGCTTCTGCATACGGCCGTAGACCGCCGCGTGTCGCTGGTTGCGGGCATGCGCCACCCATCTGAGGTTCGTGGCTCGGTTGTCGAGCTTGTCGAGATTCAGATGGTTAACCTCGAAGCGCGGGCCGGGTCTGGGTGGCAGAAATGCCTCCGCGACGAGCAGATGGACATACGCGCGCATCTTCCGCTTGGGCAGATCGGCGAGGGTCACTTGCAGGTATCCCGCCCCTGCGCTGAAGCCAGTCAGATTCTTCTTGCGACGGAAGCTGTAGACGTTGCCCGCGTCGGAGACGGCGTAGAGGGTTTCCCAGCCAGCGATCGGCGCCCATTGTTCCACAGTAAGGCATTGTAAGCCTGAAACAAGAAGCGAGGGTACACCTACGCCCTATAACAGCATCGCCACCCGCGCGACCCCTGGTTCGGGTCCGCTGATCCCAGAGGAAGTCCAGCGGGAAATCGTCCAGTCGATCGAAGTCAAATCAGCCGCGCTGCAACTCATGCCGCATGTGCGCATGAAGCGCGCCCAGCAGCGCATCCCGGTGATGAGCCAGTTGCCGGTGGCCTACTGGGTAACGGGCGCCAGCCTGGATGCTCGAGACATCGGCATGAAGCAGACCACCACTCTTCAGTGGGACAACGTCTATCTCAACGCAGAAGAGATGGCGGTCATCGTGCCCATCGCCAAAAACCTGCTCGATGACATGGACTACGACTTCTGGGAGCAGGTACGCCCCAAGGTCACCGAGGCCTTTGGCGTCGCCCTCGACGAAGCCGTGTTCTTTGGCGTCAATGCGCCGACCACCTTCCCGAGCTCGATCGTCTCTGGCGCGAACGCCGCTGGCAACCTCGTCCTCGCGGGTGCGTCCACCGTGGACTACCTCGATGACATCAACAACGCGATGGCCACCGTCGAGGCGGATGGCTTCGATATCACGGGCTTCTGGGCCAGGCGCCAGGTCAAGGCCAAGTTGCGCGGTCTCCGAGATACGACCAAGGGGTTGCTCTATTACCCCGAGACGGCGCCGAACGCCGAGGCGAATATCGGCACCCTGTACGGCGAGAAGATCGTCTTTTCCAACGCAGGCCTGAGCGGCTTCGTCACAGGCGCGGCGAACTACTCGATGATCATGGGCGAATGGGATCAGTCGATGCTCGCTATCCGTGACGACATCAGCATGGAGATGTTCGACACCGGCGTCATCACCGATAACGGCAGCCCGCCGGTCATCCAGTACAACCTGCTCCAGCAGGACATGGTTGCGCTGCGCGTGACCGCTCGTTTCGCCTGGGCCATCCCCAACCCGGTCAACCGTCAGCAATCGACCAAGGCGAATCGGTATCCCTTTGCTGTTGTCCAGCAGAAGGCGGCAACAGGCGGGGAAGGCTAGGGCCATGCGAGAAGACCCCAGGCCACCAGACCCGCCGTCCGAGCCTGACGACGACGACCAGCCCGAGGCGCCGCCGCGCCCTGAACCGGAGCCGACACCGGCTCCAGCCCCAGGCGCCTGATGCCCGGCGGGCGTCCCTACAAGAAGCCCGTCTCGAAGGCGCAGGCCCGCTTCTTCGGCGCTGCGGCTGGGGGCGACGTGCCCGGCTTCAGTGCCACCGAGGCTCGCAACAAGCTCAAGGGCGTCAAGGAAAGCAAGCTGCCCGAGCGCAAGAAAGGCAAGAAGTAAATGCCCAAGGTCCGCGCACTGGTGCCGCTCACCCATCCAAAAACTGGCGAGGTGTTCGCGGCTGGCACCGAGGTTGATGTGGACGAGGAGGTCTTCCGCGACTGGCGCGCGGACGGCAAAGTCTCGTCCATCGATGAAGAGAAGAAGGCTGAGGAGGCCGCGAAGGAAGGCAACTACTCGGCCAGAACCTCGCGCGCAGATGCTGGCGAAGCCAAAGCCGAGGAGGCCAGGCCGACCAGGGAGAAGAAGTAATGCCGCGCATGCGCTTCCTGGCGGTGTCCACCGATCCGCGTCCCGACCATCCGGGCACCACGTACGGCCCAGGCCACGAAACCGACTACGTAGCGGAGGACTACGACTACATCAAGTCGCTGATCCTCGAAGGCAAGGCTGAGCTGCTCGACGGGCCGCCCGAGGCGCTGTTCGCGGCGCCCACGGAGACGTAGGTGTCCAGGGTCATCTTCAACGCGCCGTCGCAGGACTCGGTTACCGCGACCACGTACTACGGCAGGGGCCACCAGGCCGACATCGCCGACGAGGCCTTTGTCGCCAGCCTGGTCGCCTCCGGCAAGGCGGCGTTGATGGGCGCCGCCATCCGCAGCATCTCCGTGACGCCGATCGCCGCCACCACGGCGACGGTCAACTGGGTGGTGGATCAGCCGTGTACGGGCATGGTGGTCAACTACGGCACCAGCGCCAGCTACGGCTCTAATCAGGCCGCGACACCCGCCTCCGGCGTGGGCCAGATCACCGCATCGCTGACGGGTCTGACGACTGCCACGCTGTACCACTATCGCATCTCTGTCACCGTCGGGACGTACACCACGCTGACGGCCGACCGGACCTTCACCACGGCATGACCACCTATGCCCGCCTGGAGCAAGAGGTCGCGCGCAGAACCGGCCCATTCTTCCAGGCGGCCCAGGACTCGGGCAGCCCGACCAGCAGCACCACGATCGCGGCGTACATGCCCACGCTCAAGACCAGTGCGCTGCTGGGCGGCCCCGAGAACCTGTGGTTGCTGCGCCGCGGCATCACCGACACGGGCACGCCACTGCCGCCAGCGGTGGCCGATCCCCGCGATCGCATTCGGATGGTGCAGACGTTTGACCCAGGCGCCGGGCGCGTGGTGGTCGA